GCCACAAGGAGTGGGTACGCATAGCAGTTTATGTTGGCTCACCTATATCCATCGCAGAGGACATGGTTCAAAATATGTATCTTAAGTTAGCAGAGATGGAGATACGAGAGGGTACATTGAATCGCATCCAAAACAATAACGGCTCAGTAAACACCGTATATGTTTTCAAGATACTCAGCAACCTAGTAGTCGATGAAGTACGCAGAGGCTCTAAGGAGACGAGGTTAGACGATTCGATAGATATCCCTATCAATGACGAGATAGTTGACGACAAGGCTTACAATGAACTAATAGAGGGCATAAAGATAGTAATTGATGACATGCACCAATATGACAAGATGCTTTTAGAGTTACATTTTGTATATGACATGAGCATGAGGGCTATTCAACGCAAAACAGATATACCAACACATTCAATATTTAACACACTAAAAAATGCAAAACAAAAAATCAAGCAGGAAACAAGTCAGAGATATCGTAAATATGTCGACGACCGAAACGACAGAGAAACCAGTGATGGGATTGGGCGACATAATCCAGAAGGTAACGAAGGCGACTGGCATTGAAAAAGCAGTTAAATTCATTGCAGGGGAAGATTGTGGATGCGATGCCAGACGAGAGAAACTCAACAAGTTGTTCCCGATTAAAAAACCATTATGTCTAACAGAGGACGAGTATAATTGGCTAACGACATTTCGTGAGGGGAAAACAGATACTTTGAGTAACGAGGAAAGCCGAACGCTAAGTGCCATTTACACAAGAATATTCCAGATAAGGAAAACATATAGCCCTTGCAAATGTGACCCAATGGCTTGGAATGATTTAATAGGAAACTTAAATGCAGTATACGACACCTATCATGATTGAGCCAGAATACCGAGGAGTATTGGCGATCCGTTTCCATGACCAGATATTCAGAATTTACAGAAACCAAAGAGTATTTGCGGAGTTCTACGATATCGAGGCTGGTAGAGAATACCTTAACAAAATAACCAATGGCAAAAGCGATAGTAATACCAGCACAGATTGAAGGGATAAGCACTAGAGCAGATAGGACATTAAAGATAGTTCTGTCAACACAAGAGATGCCACCGAGCGATGCAGGGAGATTGTTCGCATTGAACCAGAAAATGTCCTACATAGCAATCAAGGAGGAGTCATTTCAACAATCAGAGGTAGACATGGTCGAAGGGCTTGCCGTCAACCCAGACGATACAAAGCAAAGAACTCCAAGCCAAAGGCTAAGAGCGATACTCTATGTAAGTTGGAAAGAGAGTGACGAAGGGCATCCATCGTTTGACTCGTTCTATGCTCAAAAGATTGAACGCATTATTACTCATTACAAAGACAAGTTAGATGCGTTAAAATTAGATTAGGAAGTTCCAACAATTATTTGTATATTTGAAAAATGGAAATCAGCACAGAACAACAACAAGACGAGGATAGGGCGAGGAAATTTATACAAAAACACTCGTGGAAATTCGCTAAAACAATGCCATGGGTACCCCATTTTTATGTTGTAAAATCGCTCATGAATCCAGAGGATAAACTAGAGTTTGATTGGTTTGTAACTGCATCTAGGAAATATGGAAAACTATTGAAATGGGGTAAAAAAGAGCCTAAGCCATATTGGTTTATCGATAACTATAAATATTGGACTATGATGGCACCAGTAGAGGAAACAATCATTATCAATAGAGCAGAACACCATGTATAATAAAATTCCGATAGCCATCCAATGCGTTCCAAGACGCAAAGACCATGTCGATAAAATGATATTAGCACTCAGAAAAATGGGGTTTATTAACATTATTCCTTTTTACGATCATGAATATAAAGGTACTTTACATAACTTCAAACGCATCATGAGTGAGGACTATGGCATGGCTACTCATTTATTGGTTCTACAAGACGATGTTATTTTTGCAGAGAATTTCGCAGAGCATCTAACAGAATTGGTTAAATTAAATCATCATTGCATCAGTTTATTTGCACCCCCTAGAAAGGTTTACAAAGAGCAACTTGAACTAGGAACGAGGTTATACATCGAGAAGAATTTTTTATGGTGCCAAGCGGTTTTATATCGTACTGATTTTCGTCTGGGATTGATAGCCCACAAATATACAGAAGCACAATTAAAAGAGATACGAGGCAAACACGATGATGTTATGGTTGGGCAATATGCAAAGGACACCAAGCAACATGTATTGATTACTATCCCTAGCATAGTCCAGCACGATATAGCGATACCTAGCACTCTAGGAACTGCATCTAAAATCGGAAGCATAACAAGAGAATCTTCATTATTTTATACCATTCCACCAGATTACTTTAAACAATCATGAATAAAGCAGAGTGTAAATCCATCCTCGACTATAAGCAGTTCCCAACTTACGATATCCTTTGGTGCGACCCACCATGGGAAGAACGCATGACGAAATGGTTTAGAACTAAATTAACAAAGGATGCAGGGATTAAAACTGATTTTACCTTTGAGCAGATAATCGATAAACTAGGGGAGTTAGCAAATCCATCAAAGCCACTATACATAGAGTACGATATAAAGTATTACATAAATGTCATAGCCAGAATAGTCCAGCATGGGCATAACTTCGTTAATGTATCAGAGCATCCCCTCTACGATAAAAGCCGATTCGTTATCCTTGCCTTTAATACGGACAAATTTCCAACTGCGGAAACCAATGGAGTAACTGCCATAAAGGAAACGCTTAACCAATATCCAACTAAGCAACTAGTATTTGACCCGTTTGCAGGAATAGGGATTACGGCAAAGGCAGTAATTACGGCAGGTCACTATTATCATGGCTCGGAAATTAACCCAGCCAGATTCCAGAAACTGAAAGCAGTCACCGAACAAAACGGACACAATAAAAAACAATGAGCAACAATAAACAAAGTAGCCCATGAAAAAGCACACGCAGATTTACCTTAATCATTTTGGCTACGATACCAGCGATTTCATTCCTTGTGAATGTTGCGGAACAAAGGCAGTAGATATCCATCATATTGAGGCGAGGGGAATGGGTGGAAGCAAACAAGCCGATGTCATTGATAATCTACAAGCCTTATGCAGAGGATGTCACATAAAATTCGGTGATAAAAAGCAATACAAGAACTGGCTTAAATCCATCCACGAACAAAGATTGAGTAACACAAAAAAATCATGAAGGTATACAAAAAGGAAAATGTCCTAGAGGCAGGGCTTGAACGGATGCGTTACCTATTCGATGAGTTTGAACATATTTATGTCAACATAAGCGGAGGCAAGGATTCAACTATCGTTTATAACCTAGCGATGCAGGTAGCCAAAGAAAAGGATCGTTTACCGCTGAATGTCTTGTTTCTAGACCAAGAAGCCGAATGGGATGCCACGATAAATTATGTCAAGGAGATTATGTACTCGCCTAATGTTAAACCCTTTTGGTTTCAAATCCCTTTCCGTATGACCAATAGCACTAGTCAATTTGATGCCTTTGTAAACACATGGGGTGAATCGGAGGAGTGGCTGAGGGATAAGGACCCCATCGCCATCCATCAAGCAGGATGGAAAACAGATAGGTTTCATCCATTCTTTGAGGAGTTTATGGCGTACTATCACCCTAATGAAAAAGCGATTCACATCGCAGGAGTACGAGGCGAGGAAAGTCCTAGTCGATTGTTGGGTTTAACCAATGCCTCAACATACAAATGGATTACATGGGGGAAAACCTTAAACGCATCTAAAGGGCACTATAATTTTTATCCCATCTACGATTGGAGTTACAAGGATGTCTGGAAATACATTCTCGATAATAAGTTGGCTTACAACCTAGTTTACGATTATCAATATCAACATGGGATTCCAGTCAACAAGATGCGTATCTCAAACCTCCATCATGAAACGGCAATCCATCAGTTGTTCTACATGGCTGAGGTCGAGCCAGAGAATTACAATAAATTATGTGCTAGAATACATGGCATTGATTCAGCCGTTAAAAGCAATAGCGGTGGATTCTTTGTTTACGAGTTGCCCTTCATGTTTTCGGACTGGAAAGAGTATCGAGATTTTCTATTAGAGAACCTAATACAAGACGAAGCAGAGCGGATTAAATTCCGTAAGGCGTTCGCTCAACAAGAGGCAATTTATGAGCCTTATTTGGCAACTAAAATGTTCAAGGTACATGTCCAAACAATCGTGGCAAATGATATCAGCCATACTAAATTATCCAACTTTGACCGCTCAAGGGAATGTTACGAAGTACGCAAAAGATTAAAACTAGAAAATGAAAACGATACACGAGTTGATTAAAGCCGAGTACGAAAAATCCTGCTATAAGGAATCATTCGTCTACGAACTAAGGGAGTGGATTCACAAAGAACTCAGCCCATTAAAAGGACAACCGATTGACTTTGTTCGATGGGTGCCGATTGGCGAAGTACAAGCCAATGACTACAACCCTAATAGCGTAGCCAAAAATGAGATGCGGTTACTCTACACATCCATCCTGCATGATGGCTATACGCAACCAGTCGTTACCATTTGGGATGAAGCGATTGGCAAATATGTCATCGTAGATGGTTTCCACAGATACTTTACCTGCAAAACGAATAAGGATATTTTGGAACGCAACAATGGGATGTTACCAATCGTTGTAATCAATAAGGATATCAATGATCGTATGGCATCCACAGTCCGCCACAATAGAGCCAGAGGGAAACACTCGGTCAATGGCATGAGTAACATGGTATTCCAGATGCTCGATAACGGATGGTTAGACGAGGATATCTGCAATGAGTTAGGCATGGAACCCGATGAACTATTGCGTTTAAAACATATTACTGGATTCTCGAAACTCTTTATGAATGTCGAGTATCAGAAGGCGTGGGAAACACATAAACAAATCAAGATAAGACAAGATTATGAAAAACAAAAAAAATAAGGTAGAGGAAGTATCCCTTGCCAGAATCAAACCCTACTGGAGAAACCCTCGTAATAACTCTAAATCGATTGAGGTAGTACGCCAGAGCATCGAAAAATACGGCTTTAATGTTCCATTGGTAGTCGATAAGAACTTTGTCATCATTACTGGTCACTCCAGATATAAAGCCTTGATTCAACTTAAATACGAATCAGCCCTTTGTATCATTAGTGACATGGACGAGCAAATGGCTAAGGAGTACCGAATAGCAGATAACAAGACCTCTGAGTTTGCTACATGGGAAATGGATATGCTAGAACAAGAGTTGCGTGAAATCAAGGAGCGTGAGAATCTACAAGCCTTTTTCCCAGAGATTGACCTTGAGTCGTTTTTGGAGAATAGCGTAGGACAGAACATCGTGCCTATTGATTCAGTACAAATCCATAAAAAAGACGAGGCTTTGTCTAAGCAATTCGATGACGATGGTCAAGATAAGATAGTCGAGATTCCATGCCCTCATTGTGGCGAACCTATTTTTCTGGATAAGTACGAATTAAAGGATAAACTCTTGTAAGATGGAAAGGGACACAACTAAGAAAAAAAAGGAGATGATGTTAACCGCCCTAGAGCAGGGTATGGGCATCGTCTCTAGTGCCTCAAAGAAAGCCAATGTTAGCCGTACGCAACATTATGTCTGGATGCAGGAAGATGCCATTTACAAAAAGGCAGTCGAGGACATAACAGAAATGAGCATTGATTTAGCCGAGGCGAGTTTACTTAGTCAAATCCAGAACAAGAATACTAGTGCTACAATTTTCTATCTGAAAACCAAAGGCAAAAATCGAGGCTATGTCGAGCGGACTGAAATCATGGCAACTGGCATCGAACCTATTCGTATCGAGATAATCGAGAATGGAAGTAAAAACTAATGTCGTATTTAAGCACCTTGAGAACTCCTCTAAGCGAATAATAGTCGAGCAGGGAGGGACACGCTCGGGCAAGACCTATAATATCCTTATATGGCTTTTGTTTGGATATATAGGACAGAATACTGGTAAGACAATTACCATCTGCCGTAAGACATATCCTGCGTTACGAGCGAGTGCCATGAGGGATTTTATTAACATAGCCACAGAGTTTGGCATGTACGATGAGCATAGCCACAACAAGACCAATGCAGAATTAGTTATTCATGGCAACCTTATCGAGTTTATCGGCATGGACCAGCCACAAAAGATAAGGGGGCGTAAAAGAGATTTACTCTATTGTAACGAGGCAAATGAGTTGAACTTGGAGGATTGGAGGCAACTTATCCTGCGTACTACTGATAGGATTATTGTCGATTACAATCCATCAGATGAGTTCCATTGGCTTTACGAGAATGTTCTACCTAGAAGCGACTGCGATTTCTTCGTGACTACCTACAAGGACAATCCCTTTTTGGAACAATCTGTTGTTGACGAGATAGAACGGCTAAAGGATATTGACGAGAATTATTGGAGAGTATACGGATTAGGAGAACGAGGTCAAAGCAAGTCCTTGATATTTAGCCACGATCAAATTAACGAACTACCAGCAGAAGCGAGATTAAAAGCGTATGGGTTAGATTTTGGTTATTCCAATGACCCAACAGCATTAGTGGGAATTTACGAGCATCAAGGTCGACTGATATTAGATGAGTTGCTTTACAAAACTGGAATGACCAATAGCGACATCGCTAATTACATCGCATCGTTAGGGTTAGACCGCAGGGATATTATCTGGGCAGATAGCGGTGAGCCTAAGAGTATCGAGGAGATACATCGTATGGGTTGGAACATAAGACCAGCGACAAAGGGTAAGGACTCAATCGATGTCGGCATTGATATCATGAGGCGTTTCAAGTTACAGATAACCAGCCGTAGCATAAATCTAATTAAGGAGTTCCGTAACTACAAATATATCGAGGACAAAAATGGCAAGGTAACCAATAAGCCAATCGATGCGTTTAACCATGGAATCGATGCAGTACGCTATGCTTGTTTCATGAGTTTCTCCAAGCCCAATGTCGGCAAGTACTCCATCCGTTAAAATATTTTTTATTTATTTTGCAAATATGAAAAATATAGTTATCTTTGCTATACTATAAAAAATCAGAACATGGAATACAACATCACAAAAATTGAACTTATTGATAATCGCAACCATGATTATTTTACAGAATCAAAATGGTGGATTGCAATTTTTTTCGAGGATGGCACAGATTCATTAATGGCATTTAACATCAAACGAGATGCAATATGGTTCATGAATGGAGGATATAAACAATTTGAACTTAAATAAACATGGAAGATTACACTACTTATTCACGCACATGGCTAGATAGCAAACAAAATGCTTATCGCCTATCGACTGACGGCATCCAATTGTCAATCCAACAATGCGATTACAAATTGAGCAAAAAGAAAGTCATCTCTACGGATTGGATGGAAGCCACAAACACCTATTGCATCTGGAATGTTATCGGAGTTCTAAAATTGGAACACATCGAAATCCCACGAAGCAGATGGGCTGACATTTCAAAGCAACTAGCATCTGGAGAAAACTGGTTACTAGAGGGCAAAATATAGACCTTAAAAAATTTACAAATAAATTTGCATTTTTAGAAAATAAATAATATCTTTGATAAACAATTAAGAACTAGCAAAATGGAAAACTTAACACCAGACCAAATTGAGGACCGCATCGAGATGCTCGAACAAGCGGATTACAATCTACGCAGGGCTATTGCACAAATCTCTGATGCCTTACAAGGCACAGAACATGAACGCCATGCTAACGCCTACATTATCCCTCATTTAACTACATGGCTAGATGGCGGACGATATGACTCTGGCATCGCACAATACCAAGAGGCTTTACGAAACGCAAATAACGAGGAGGATAACTAAGATGAATTTTGAATCACTTAACACTATGTGCGGATGGGAACGCCAAAAGGCTATGTTCCTAATCCAAATTGCAGAACAACTCGGCATGAACATTGACGGCTATGGACAGATAGGAGTAAACAATAATTCGGGGTATACATATCTCTGGCTGGAGGATTACTCATTTACTCTTTATATGCCGATTAACTGCGACCTTAAAAAGACCGATGTCTCAGCATTATGGACAAACCCAGAGGATGGTGAGGAGATAGAATTTGACCTAAAACCAAATACAGATTTAGACGATCTAGAAAAATGGGCTAACGATTTATATAATCAAATCGAGGATTAACCTAAAACAAGCAACTCTTACATTGGCTGGGAAACCAGCCTTTGTAATTCAAACATATTCAGTAAACATCGTTATATTAGAGAATGAAACAAATTCAAAAACTGGAAGATATTGGTTTACATCAATGGCTTGAACTCATGGATTTTATTGATACAAATCCTAGTATGGAGGCATTGGCTATTCAGACCATTTCCATCATGTGCGAAATAAGTACAGAGAAGGCACGCAGATTAACGCTAGAGCAGATGGAGGATATCACCTCCAAGATAAACGAGATATTGTCACAGAAGCCAAAATATGAGCCTCGTTTTACATATCTCGGAGTTAAATATGGGTTTATTCCCAACCTTGACAAAATTACGGCTGGAGAATTTGTAGATTTAGAGACATTCCAAACGAGCAGGAAAAATCTGTGGAAGGTCATG